TACATACTTCTACTACTATAAACGCGTATGGATCGGTGAGACCCTATACACGTATATGGAGATGAAATACATACCATACAACTTGCTTTCCGAGGCTTAAAAGGACTAACATAAAAACTTATGAATAGTCACGTCTCGCGCAACTACTCGTGAGTAGTCGCGTCTCGCGCAGACTAAACATAAAGTTCAAATGAAATTCCTAAAAGTCTCGATCCAATGCTAAGTTCAATAGCCAACTTTCACAGCAAAGGGTGTCGGTTTTGAACCGCACTTAGCTGACCCTAAAATCCCTTCTCCCATACGGGACGCTGGGGGCGACCCAACATCCGATATGAGCTGAGAGATTCCTGATAGCGGCAGAAGTCGCTACCCGTTCCTGGCAATTCAGCAGTATGAATAAACCTATAGCCTGGGATGGGCTTGGCTTGATTTAAATTTAGCCTTGGCTTAGCTATCCAAGAGGTAGTTTAATGAGCTAACCAGCTCGGAACAAAATTATCCAACATCAGAAGTTAGTGTTGGATAAGGTGTTGCTCCACTGACTTGCGTAACTGTACACGCAATCGCTGTTATACTAGTAGCGACGAGAGACGTTAAAGTAACAACTGCAGATGGGCCAGTAATTCTTATAATCATTGATCTAGAGATACCTACCGTTGGGCCGGTACCATTAGAAGCAGCGAAAGGAAGAACACCAGCAGTTGTACAATTAGTTGTCAAGGAGAATGCTACGGTTGAGGTTATTGAAGAAGCATCAACTTCATAAGTAATCATAAAAACTCCAGACTGCAACCATTTCGGAAAAGTTATAGTCGCTCCCCCAAGGGTGAGAAACATATTACCAGTCTGAGTAGGTGCTGTAGAGAAGTAATTAGATGTACTAATAGAAGTTGTGCCGATAATAATGCTCGTTAGAACATCATTACCCAATTGACCACCGAAGAGATTCTTCTTGTACAATGCAATATCATAGGAGACCCACAATTCACCAACGTTAACTCCAGCCACACTCATTCCTTGAGTGGCAATTTGAAAATTCCCGAGATCATATTGAGCAGCTGTAGCCCCAGTGGGGATAGCAGACGCTCTAATATACATAACGGGACTTTCACGTTCGGCTTTCGCACACTCGATGCCGTGCATCATATTCACACTCGCCTTTGTGGAGCAAGAGTAATCTTCGCTCTCCATTTGGATCTTATTGAAGAATGGTTGATCATACACATCATAATCAGTAGCCGCAACTACAACTCCAAGGCCCTGGGAGGATCCGTTAAATTCAGAAGACGTCGAAACGAATTCAAAAACTATACCGAGAGGCTCCCATTCCTCAAATTGCTGAGCAACTGCGGAAAGCCAAGGAAACGTACTGTTTAAACCAGGGTTTATACGATACGTTTGAATATTAAATGATGAAGAACCGTTAACAAGAGTAGACCCAGAGATGATGTCTCCAAGGAATTCACGTTCTGTGACGCGTATTCCTCGTTTACCATCCTTCTGGAAAACAGGGACACCAGGACCCTGATTATTCTTGCCTGGTATGAGAGAATTAGATTGCACAACATAGTCACCATGACCAAGAAACTTGCCGACAGCGCCGCCAAGACTCTTTCCAAGTTTACCCATCCCAAACAAGCTTCCAATGTCACTGCCCACTGTGCTATAAGGATTATCTTTCGCAGGTTGTTTCTCTAGTTCTTCGATTCGAGAATCGAGACTATTGAAACCTTTGCTAAGAGCACCTATAGCAGCTGGGACATCAACTTTAGAAGCTTTCTGTTTAGGCTGTTCAACTATATCATAGTCACCTTTGCCAATCAATTTCTTGAGAGGTTTGGACATTTTGTTCTTTTTACTTTTCGGCATATTTACAATAATTACAAAACAAATACTAAAATAAGAAAAACGACACACACACACAAATTCACACAAGCAACAATTAAGTCAAATAAAATCAGTTCTGATTTTATAATGTATTCTTTTCCACCTGGAAGGCTGCAGCTTCCACATCTAGCGTACTAGATGTAAGAGAATCAATATACAAGTTTGTTCCGTAGACACGTAAGTAATAAGAGTACTCTTGGTACTGCAAATTGCCTATGCGTTGGGACTTGTTCATCAATTCTAGAAAAGTTTGAGCATGTGGTAAGACCCCAGTAAGGACATATCTTGTGAAGAAATCACGAAATTGGATTTCATCAATCTTCTCAAGAGTTAACAAGTTAACTAATGCCTTAGCGTAGCCTTCAGGTCTAGCGCCTCCTATTTTAAACACATGCGAACAAAAATTAAATCCATCCTCTACCACGACTGATTTAACATCTGTGAGCCAAATGCCAATTGCTTTATATCTCATTTCCATTTCTGGAAAAAGACATTCAATGCAGTCATCTCCATTAGCTTTCGCATAATTAAGACGATCCGCAAGAAAACAAGAGACCAAGGTTCTTGCAAGTGTTCCGAAAAATGAGGTCCCGAACCATCCACTGATCAGAATACATACTCTACTAACTAACATATTGCCGTCTGAAGACATAAATATCGGATTCATAACGCATATCAATCTATTAACACAAAGATTCAAATACCAAGACTCCTCAGGCTTCTTGTAGGCTCTTCCTAGAAAGAACACACACAAAAAGAACATAAACCTACTAAACGAGTATTCGTATCCAGATATGTCATCGGTCACCAGTTGCCCGGCAGACCGTTGATACATCCTATACAAATTCAGGAAAGTACGTTTATTGGAGTTAAAGGTATTTAAATCTAAACCAATCGTAAATGGACTATCATCGTCTTTATTTTCTTTCGAAAACTGTTGATGTCTATCCACATTCGCTTGGGCCAAACCACTGAACAAAAACCTATCAATATTACAATCCAACAACGAGGTTGAATATATAATACGAGGATTATCCTTAGTTGTTGGTTCATTCTTAATAAACATTCTTACTGGATCACAAAGATTATTTTGGACGAGTGAACGACCATAACTATCTGTTTTGATCTCCAGTTGGAATGGATACTCATTTCTGAACGAATGATCCGCCAACTTAGACAATCTTTGATAGAAGTTGTCTTGCAACAACTCTCTATGCTCAAAGGCTTGACGATTTGTCTGAAATTGATACATCATGGGAATTCCTGGACTTGACTTATGAACAGTTTGATTCTCCAATATATCCCACAAGTCTGAGTTGTAAGATCCATCTTTAAATAAACTCTCATAAGTTGGAGCCTTTGGAATAACCATTTGCATTATGTACTCGTCAATTATGTCACACAACCTATTTACATCCACTAAATTTACAATATTATCACAATTACTAAAACTATCATTCATCCTTTCACACGCACGATTCACATAGAAGTTAAACGACTTTTCTTCTATTGCGCCTCCACTTTTGGGGTGGTGGTATCCGGAGATACCTGGGTAGATGGCGCTCCAACTGCTAAAGTCTTTGGGGATTTCTTTTTCTTTCGCGCTTTGGACCCTTTTGGCTGTTCCGACCCGTTGGACGAGTTCGGAAGTAAGGGGGCCGACGCTCCAGATTGGGTTCCCTCTCCTTGAGAATTCGGAGTCTGATTCGAGACCGGAGAAGTAATATTTTCTGTCCCCTTCTTCTTCACTACTTGGACATCTGAGAAATTTGGAAACGGGCTTTCACCTGATTCCTCATACTGATCAACATCCTCATCAAACATATCTGCCCAGTTAAGTCCCGACTTTGACTTAAATTTTCCAGACAACTTTCGTTGTTTGTACTCAATATCAGCCAATTCTTGGGCAGTCACCTGCGTGTTCTCCCTTTCGTACCTAGCCAGTTCACTGTCTCTAATCTCCTTCATTTTCTCTCTAAGCTCTCTAGCAAATTCCGGAAGTCTTTCGTCAATCTTTTCTCTGTAATCACTAAACGACGATTCAAGATTTTGCCCCTTTCGAAGCTTATCCCAGTTAGGAAGTATGTGTGGTATGAGCACACCTACATTCTTACCTACCGTTGGATTATGAAACAGATGAGTTAAGACGACAAAATCCTTCTGAAACATGGGGGAACCCGACAATCCAGCGTTAGTAGATACATTATGACAGTACGACAAGTTTGTGCTTGGGTCTGTTGTAATGCTTCCACTGGCGCATTGCCAAGTTCCTTCGAGACACCTAAAAACATCCGTATGCTCCCCCGCAATTGGGAATGCTACTTTAGCAGTAGTAATCGCAAGAGCAGAGAAAACAGCCGGATCAACGGAGAAGATCATCCAATCAAAAACAGGATTGTAATCAAGAGGAATAGCTGTTTGGTGCTTAACTAAAGTAAGAGTTTTAGGTGTTACCCCAGAAACTTCAAACTTATTCTCAAGATTTCTCCAAACATGATCAGCAGTAACAATCGCATTCTTATATCGCCAACCGGATCCCACCAAGCTCCCTCTCACGAAGAAGCGAACAATACATTGTTTAGGCTTAGCTTCTCGAAACACGGACATCGGCATAGCAGCTTCATTCTGAACGTCGTGAGTTGTTCGAAGGATGTTGCCAAACAGAAATTCGGGTATCTTCACCAAGACTCCAGTGTCTGTTCGCAGGACTGGCTTCCCCTTGTTCCACTCAGTGGTTGAGTCTACAATGTTATCCCCTTCTACCGGGATAATATCTTTAACTTCAAAGGTCACCAACCAGAAGGCATACAATCTTGTAACTGTATACTTTCTCAAATCGTTTATTTTTCCACAAAAATAAACAAAAATTCTTCCAAACGCCCACACCAAAGGCAACACCATCCTCACTGTATTCGCAGCGAGAAATGTCCAACCAACGATCTCAACGACTTTAGATAACAGTATTGGCATACCATTACGAATAGCCACGCAATCGTGATATTCCTCTGGTGTCCAACCTTCTCCAGGAACTCCTGATACAGGGTAGCAATGTAATACGTATAGTAGGTTTTTGAGGCCGAGACGTATAACGTAATCAATGTTCCCATAGTAAACGAGACTCCACCGGACAATGTCATCACCATGATCTCTGAGTGCGAAATAAAGACCAAATGAAACAGCATTGCTAAGAAGGCACAAAACAAAACTATAGAAATAACCTCGAAAATTATTGCTAATTCCTGAAGCACTTTCCATTGGCTTTGTTCCAGAGCCTCCAACATCATCAACTCGTTGTTCAACTCGTGAAGAGTCTGCAACGACTGGTAACTCAAATACCGCATCACTTTTAACTTTGTTTCGTTGTTCATTCATTTATAATCACTTTAGA